ATGGCCATCAATAAAACAGCCGTGCCGGATGCGCGGTTGAATATGAAAATCCGTAGCCTTTTTCTGGACCATTTGGCGCAGACCGCCAATGTGTCCGCGTCTGCACTGGCGGCAGGCGTGAAGAGCAGTGCGGTCTATGCCGAGCGGCGGCGGACGCCGGCGTTTCGCGATGCATGGGCGCTGGCTTTGGCGGAGGGTTATGCCCGGTTGGAGACAGAATTGCTGGCCGAGGCGTTACAGTCCGCGAGCGGGCGGACCGCCGATGGCACGTTAAAGGCGCGGGCGCAAAAGCATCGGCTGGCGATTGCCTTGCTCAACGCGCATCGTGCGTCGGTGAAGGGTGGCGCACCTGTCGCGGCGGCCAAGCCTGCAGTGCCGGATTTGGCGACATTAAAGGCGCAATTGGTCCTGAAGCTCACGCACATGCGGCAACGCGCCGAAGACAATGCCGCGGCGCGGCCTGCACCCGAAACCGAACCCGAAAATGAGGGCGCACCACATGCCGACGCTTAATGCGCAGGCGTTGCTGGCGCTGCCTTATGAACAGATGGTCGAAGTCATCCGCCGCTGGACCCGGAAAAACATGGCCGACACGCAAAGCTGGAATTTTTGGGCGCGCGATGATCAGGCGGAGCCACCCGAAGACTGGCGCATATGGCTGGTGATGGCGGGGCGCGGCTATGGCAAGACGCGCATGGGGGCGGAATGGGTAAGCGCGATGGCGGCGCAACATCCCGGTGCGCGCTTCGCGCTTGTCGGCGCGACCTTGAATGAGGCGCGTCAGGTGATGGTGGAGGGTGAAAGCGGCCTGTTGTCGCTGCCCTATAGCGAGCGGCCTGCTTATGAACCCAGCCTGCGCCGCCTGACATGGGCCAATCAGGCAACGGCGACGCTGTTTTCGGGCGCAGAACCCGAAAGCCTGCGCGGGCCGCAGCATGACTTTGCCTGGGCCGATGAAATTGCAAAATGGCCCAGCGGGATCGCCGCGTGGGACAATCTGATGCTTGGGCTTCGCCTTGGGGAGAGGCCGCGCGCAATGGCGACAACAACGCCGCGTCCCGTGCCTTTGGTCCGGCGGCTCAACAAGGAAAAAGGGGTCGTGGTCACGCACGGACGGACAATGGATAATAATATGCACTTGCCGCCGGACTTCATTGCCTCGGTCCGTGCGATTTATGCAGGGACACGGCTTGGGCGGCAGGAATTGGATGGCGAGCTTATCGCCGATGCGGCTGGTGCATTGTGGTCGCGGGACTTATTGGAACGGCAACGTGCGGCGTGCGCGCCCGAACTCAAACGGGTGGTCATAGGCGTGGACCCGCCCGTGTCGGAAAATGGCGACGCGTGCGGCATCGTCGCGGTCGGGCTGGGCGTGGATAAAAACGCCTATGTGCTGGCGGATCATAGCATCTCTGGCGCATCGCCTGAACGCTGGGCCCGCGCTGTGGCGGCGGCGGCCGACGCGTGGCAGGCGGACCGTGTGGTGGCCGAGGATAATCAGGGCGGCAATATGGTCGAAACCGTGTTGCGCGCGGCGGACATTGCGATGCCCATAAAGCGGGCGCACGCAAGCAAAAACAAATCCGTCCGCGCCGAGCCTATCGCGACATTATACGAGGCCGGGCGCGTCTTTCATGTCCGTGTTTTTCAAGAGTTGGAGGACCAGATGTGCGGCCTGATCGTAGGCGGCGGCTATGAAGGCCCGGGCCGCTCCCCCGACCGCGCCGACGCCTTGGTATGGGCGTTAACCGAACTGATGCTCGGCAAATCAGATCGCGAGCCGCGCGTGCGGTTGTTGTAAGCAAAAGGACAAAACACATGAATATCTTCGGTTGGAAATCAGCCGGGCGTGGGTATCTGCGTCCGGCCAAAACGCGTGTGCAGCAGGATCGTCTGCCGGGCCTGCGCGGCTATGCCTTGGGCAGCCTTGGCGAATGGCCCCGGCATTATGAGGCGCAGATGCGCGAAGGCTATTTGTCCAACGCGATTGCGCAACGCGCCGTTCGGTTGATCGCCGAAGGATTGGCATCCGCGCCGTTGACCGCAAGCGATGCGCGCGCGCTGGAGCTGGTGCGCGCTACGTCGGCGGGGCAGGCGTTGATGGAGACGGTGGCGACGCATTTGTTGCTGCACGGCAATGCTTATATCGAGATATTGTCCGGCAATGATGGGCGTCCCGCCGAGCTGTTCGCCCTGCGCCCCGAACGCATGACGATAGAGGCCGACACGCGCGGCTGGCCCGTGGCATTTGTGTATAAGGCTGGCGAGATTGCGAGCCGTTTGCCCGCCGATCATGTGATCCACATCCGGTCTATCCACCCGCTCGATGACCATTATGGCTTGGGCTGTTTGGGCGCGGCGTCGGGCGCGGTGGCGACGCATAATACGGCGACAAAATGGAACAAGGCGCTGCTCGATAATGCCGCGCGGCCATCAGGCGCATTGGTCTATGAAATGGGCGACAGCGTGACGTTGAACGGCGAACAATATGCGCGGTTGAAGGAGGAGCTTGCCGTCAGTTTCCAAGGCGCGGGCAATGCCGGACGGCCGATGTTGCTGGAGGGTGGCCTGAAATGGCAGGCGATGGCCTTGACCCCGGCGGAGATGGATTTTGCCGGATTGAAGGAAGCGGCGGCGCGTGAAATCTCGCTCGCTTTTGGCGTGCCACCGGTGCTGCTTGGTCTGCCTGGCGATGCGACCTATGCCAATTATCGCGAGGCAAACCGCGCGCTGTGGAACCAAAGCATCATCCCGCTCGCACGCAAGATTTTGGATGCGCTCGCGCAAGGGTTGCGGCCCTATTTCGATGGATTGACATTGGACTTGGATTTGGACGCGGTCCCTGCGCTGGCCGAAGACCGCGAGCGGTTGTGGGCGCAAGTGGGCGCGGCGGATTTCCTAACCATCGCGGAAAAGCGCGCGGCGGTTGGCATTGGGGCCGTGGATGAGGGCGCTACATCGAATGATGCGGGTGCAGTCGAATTCAAGTTCAATCCGTGGCATGACACCGAAAACGGCCAGTTCACGTTCAAGGGACAAGGGCGGAGATTTTCTGGCGGCGGCGGAAGTTTCGGCGGTGGCGGTGCTTCGGGTAAGTGGGGTAAGCCCAAGGCACCAAAGCCGAAGAATGATGGCGGCGGTTTCCGTGGCGGGCAATCTGGCGGCGACGGAGCGAGTCGAAGTTGGGATGGGGCCAAACCGACCACGCCACCAACAAAACCGCTCGCCAAACCATTGGCAAAGCCAATAGAAACCCGGCCGGAAATCGTCAGAACCACTGTTCCGAAAGTTCTGGAAACACCTGTCGAGCGACCGTTGCCTTCAACGCGGAAAATTTCTGCAGGCGGCTATGATTTTGAGGCGGATGAGCAGGATCGGACGGTCCGGGCGTCTGGTCAGTTACGTTTACAGCCCGATCAGCCACGATCCCGTTCCGCGCAGACCAACGCAGGAAAACCCAATCGCGAACCAAAAGATCATGGCGGCATTGATGAAATCGACCGCATGCCCAATAAAAAATAGGAGGAAAATCATGGCAACCGAAGAAATGGGCAAATTGCTGAATCAAATTGGGCAGCTTGTTGTCAAAACGCTTGGCAAAGTTCCCGATGATGTTTTTGTTTTTATCCGGGCTGCCGACCAAATGAGCGGTGGGGCAATTTTCGAGAATCTGCCTGAACAGGTCATCTATCATGATTTCGGACATGACGTTCATGATACGATATTGGAATTATGGGACGCCGCGCCGCCTGATAAGAAATGGTCGATGTTGCTTTACGATATCAAGGACGGCCGTTTCGATGCCGAGTTTTTGTACACGGAAGATCTCGAGGATGAATGGGACTCGCTTGACTATCGGCAGGATGCTCTTCGTGCACGTTATGGCGACAAGCCTGTCATCTACCCCCAACGGGAGGTAAATTTGCGCACACTCACGTTGGACGATTTTCCCGACGAAGATGAGAATCCCGCAACCTAACGGTCGTTGCACTTCCAAAAGACACAATGACCGCCGTTTGCCGTCTGCACCGCGCATGACGCTGCGAAGATCGCGCGCCCCGTAACGGCGGATAGAGCCTGTTTGGGGCCGCCTTTTACATAGGAAACATCAATGGTTGATAAAGAACTGCAAGGTCTGCTGGAGCAGGCCTCCGAAACCGGTGCGCGTCGTGCGCTGGCCCAGTTGGGGCTGGATGATGCCAGCGCCGCCAAGGATATGGGCGAATTGCGCGAGCTTTTGTCCGCATGGCGTGACGCCAAGCGCTCGGCGCGTAAGGCGGCGATTGGCTGGGTCGTGCGCATGGTCTTGGCATTATTGCTGATCGGCATTGCGTTCAGATTGGGCCTGCCCGGATTGGTCAGCCAATGAGGTTGGCGGGCTATGCCGCGATATTCGATGCACCGGACAAGGGCGGGGATATTGTCCGCAAGGGGGCATTTGCGCGCGCGGCAAAGGCAGGACTGCCGTTGCTGTGGCAACATGACCAACGCCGCCGCATAGGCTTTGTCGAAAGCTTGAGCGAGGATGCACGCGGCCTGCGTGTGATTGCGCAACTCGATGATGACAGCGCCGTTGTGCAGGCGGGCAGCGGCCTGTCCTTTGGCTATCGCGTGCGCGCAATGCAGCAACAGGAATATCGTGAGCTCACCGACCTCGACCTGATCGAAGTCAGCATTGTCGCAACCCCCATGCAACCGCTCGCCCGCGTGCTGGCGGTGGAGAACTAAAGTTGTTGAATTGTGTTTAGAGAAAGAGTATTGAACTTGCATCCACACCAACGGTGCGCCGTTGGCCCCCACGGGTTTCGGCCCGTGGGTTTTTTCTTGCCTACTTCTTAAGGCCATGTAATCATGTAGAAATGGTCAAAAAACGGGCAGCCTTTTACGTCGATGGGTTTAACTTATACCACTCGATAAAAGACCTAAAGGACGACAAATTAAAATGGCTCTCGCTGAATAGCCTAGCCAATTCACTTATCCCTAAACAAGATGAACATGTCGTCTTGATAAAGTATTTTTCCGCCCTCGCCCATAAGCGTGGCTTAGATTCTGTAAAGCGACATGAGGCATATCTCGCCGCTCTTAAATCTGAGGGCGTTTCATGTATAATGGGGCGATTTAAGGGACAGCCGCGTAGTTGTCGCGCGTGTGGCTCCACTTGGAACCACCCTGAAGAAAAGGAAACAGACGTGAATATCGCGATCCATATGGTCGCGGACGCGTTTGAGGATCAATTCGATACCTGTTACTTGATTAGTGCAGATACGGATTTGGTGCCGCCACTCCAACTCATTAAAGCCAAAATTCCAAGCAAAGTTATTGTGGCTGTGTCGCCGCCTAACCGACCACATGGACAGCAAATTCGTAGCATTGCGCATCGTGCGTTAAAGCTGAATGCTGCTCAGCTTGGTAGGTGCCGCCTTCCCGAAAATTTTGAATTCGAAGGTAAGCAGATGCAATGTCCTAACGAATATATCTAAGTTCGAACAAAACTTGTTGAACCGGCCGTCCTCAGGGGCGGCCTTTTTTTTGCCCACAAGGAGAATGACATGGATTATGAAACCAAAGCAGACAATTTGGACGCCGTTTTTGACGGGGCGGTGCCAGCGGTGGCCGTGACTCGGCCTGTCTTGTCAGGCGGTAAAGTGACTGACCCGGCGCGGTCGGCTTTTGTCGATGGCTATTTGCGGCGCGGGTCGGAGGTCGAGTTGAAAAGCTTCACCGGTGTAACCCCTGCCGATGGCGGCTTTGCCGTCCCGCGCGAAATTGATGAAGTCATCGACAAAATGTTGAAATCAATCTCCCCCATTCGCGCGATTGCGACTGTGGTGCGTGTCGGGTCTGCGGGCTATCGCAAGCTCGTCACGCAAAATGGCGTCACATCAGGCTGGGCCGCAGAAACCGCGACGCGTCCGGAAACGGGGACACCGACCTTTAACGAAATCGTCCCCAGCTTTGGCGATTTATACGCCAATCCGGCAGCGACGCAGGCGATGCTGGATGATGCGGCATTTGATGTGGAGGCCTGGCTGGCGGATGAAATTGCCTCCGAATTTGCGAAGGCCGAAGGTGCAGCGTTCATCAGCGGCAATGGAACAAACCGTCCGCGCGGCTTTCTGACAGCGCCGGTTGCGGCAACAAATGATGCGACACGGCCCTTTGGCACGTTGCAATATGTGCCGACGGGCGTGGCGGGCGGCTTTGCCGCGACCAATCCGCAAGACAAATTGGTAGAGCTGGTGCACGCGGTGCGTGCGCCGTATCGCCAAGGCGCGAGCTGGGTCATGAATGCATCGACCTTATCGGCAATCCGCCGTTTCAAAACCAGCGATGGCGCGTTCATTTGGCAACCGGGCCTTGCCGCCGGACAGCCGGATATGTTGATGGGCTATCCCGTTATTGAGGCCGAAGAGATGCCAGACATAGCGGCAAACAGCCTGTCGATTGCCTTTGGTAATTTCAAGGCGGGTTATTTGATTGCGGAACGGAGCGAGACCAATATCTTGCGCGATCCTTATTCGAACAAGCCTTATGTCCATTTCTACGCAACGAAGCGGATTGGCGGCGCGCTGATCAATTCGGCGGCGATCAAGTTGATGCGCTTTTCACTCACCTAAAAATTTCGGCCTCCGCCCGCTGCGTTGGTGGGTGGAGGCATTTTGGTTAAATTTAACTATATAGTTTGCCATTATGGCTAAAAATAGCGCTGCTACCGTGCAGCGCGTTCCCCTATTTCAAAGGAACATCAGATGTTGAGCCTTGATCCGCTCGGCCTCGATAGCGTCATGCTGGCTGAGGTGCGGGCCTATGTGCGTGTCGATGCGGGTGCTGATGACAATATACTCGCCGCCTGCGCCGCTGCCGCCATTGAACATGCAGAGCAGTTTACACGGCAGATCCTTATTCGACGTGCCGCAAGGGATATAGTCACGACAGGGTCAGGGTGGCAGATTTTGCAAGCGATGCCCGTGCAATCTGTCGTCAGCGTGATGGGCATTCCAGTAGAGGGCGCACGTTTCGCGATGGCTGCGTCCGCGTGGGAGGCAAAGATTAGCTCACGCGGAGAGGCGTATTTTCGGGTGCTGCAAGCCGGGGCAGCGGGACGTGCGGAGGTGTCGTTAATTGCTGGCCTATCCGCGAATTGGGCGGGCTTGCCGGAATCGCTTCGGCTGGGTTTGCTGCGTCTTACAGCCTATTTTTACAACAACCGCGATGCGAGCGATGACGCGGGCCCGCCCGCTGCTGCATTGGCATTGTTGCTGCCATTTCGCCGGATGCAATTGGCATGAGCGCGGAATTCGCCGGTACGTTGCGCGAACGTGTCGTAATCGAAACGCGGCTAAGCACACGCGACAACCGCGCAGGGGCGGTAGGCAATTATCGCTATGACGGAGAGGCCTGGGCCGCCGTGTCGCCCTTAATGCCCGCTGATTTGACGCGGGCCGACGCGCTGTCTGCTTTGCCGCGTTGGCGCGTGACGTTACGCAAACGCGAAGGGCTTGGCCTAAGTACAAGGCTGACTTGGCGGGGGAAGTATCTGGCGGTGCGAGGCGCGCATAGTGACCCGCAGACGCCCGCGCAGATGCATCTGACCTGCGAAGAAGTGCGATGAATACCGAACGCTTGATGGCCAAGGCGGAGTCCTTGGGCGCGGCGCGCGTGCAGCAGGTCAGCGACCGGTTGATAGCGGCGGACCTACCGCAGGGCGTGCGCGCTGAACGCAGTGAAGACGGCGTGACTTTGGTGGCCCAAAACCTGCGCCGCCGGATGCTGGATGACGCGATATTACGGAGTTTCGGACGATGAGCGATGCAGTGCAAGCCGCGCAAGCAGCCGCCGTGGCGGCGCTTTCGGCGCACCCAGTGTTGGCCGCGCAACTGAGCGGTATTTATGATGGTCCGCCACCGCGCGCCGCCTTTCCTTATGTCGCTGTCACCGACGGACTGGTGAGCGATTGGAGCACCAAAACGCAGCAGGGACGGGAAATTCGGCTGGCGTTTACCGTCTGGGATGATGGCGAAAACGCCACGCGGCTGGCCGACCTGATGGGCCATGTCGACGACGCCTTAAGGGCAATCCCACGCGATGTGCCGGGGTGGCGCATCGCGAGCTTGGTCTTCCTGCGTTCCATCGTCGTGCGCGATCCGGCTGGGCCATGGGCGGGGCTGGTCGAACACCGCGTCCGGTTGCTCGCCGTCTAAACCACATATTTTCTCCGCCAATGTGCGGACATTCTCGAAAGGATAAGGGCAAATGCCAGTAGAAAGAGGAAGTGCCTTCCTATTGAAGGTTGGCGATGGCACAGCGACGCCCGTGTATGCAACGGTCGCTGGCCTGCGCACCACGCAATTATCGATCAATGGCGATCCAGTGGTCATCACCCATAAGGGTAGCGGCGCGTGGCGCGAATTGTTGTCGGGAGCAGGTGTGCGGTCGGTGTCGGTGTCAGGGGCCGGTGTCTTTACCGGCTCATCGGCAGAGATGCGGATCAAAAACAACGCCCTTTCGGGGCAGTTGGATGATTATGAACTAAGCTTTGAAGGTGGAGAGCGACTGCGCGGCAAATTCCTGGTCGCTCGGCTGGATTATGCCGGCGATTTCAATGGCGAGCGGTCCTACACGTTGGCGTTGGAAAGCAGCGGACAGGTAACGTCCCTATGACGCGGCCCGCCAATAAGGCGCGCGGCGAGGCGTTACTGTTGCTGGAAAGCGGGGACGTGGTGCTGCGCCCCAGCTTTGCCGCCTTGGTCGCGGCGGAGGAGGAATTGGGGCCGTTATTTGCATTAGTCGAACGCGCGGCGGCAGGCAATTTGAAGCTATCCGAAATGGTCGCTTTGTTCTGGCATTGCCGCCATGACGCGGGTGCCGAAATGACGCGTGACAGCTTCAGCGAGAGCGTGACCAAGGCGGGGCTTTCGGCGATGACGCCCGCGCTGAAAATCCTGCTTGGCCAGATATTGAGCGGGCAATGACTTTTGCCGATGTCGCGGCCCAATTGGCGGCGCGCACGGCCCTGATTTTAGGCTGGCGGCCCGATGATTTCTGGAACGCCACACCCGCCGAATTGCTGGGCATATTGTTGTCGATGGCAGGCGACGGTGAAGCGCCGCCCAGTGCGGACGCCGTGCACCGACTGATGATGCGGTTTCCTGATAGCCCAAGCGGAGAGAGATGATGGATGAAGAAATTGACCGGCTGGTCGTGTCCGTGCGCGCCGATACGCGCGCCTTTGCGCAAGACGTTGCCGCAATGCGTGCGGAACTCGATGGGCCATTTGCCGATGGGTTGGAACGCGCTGGGTCTGCGCTGGAACGCGGGCTGACGAGCGCCATTCAACGCGGCAAATTCGGGTTTGACGATTTGCGCCGCGTGGCGTTGTCGGCATTATCCGAGATTGCGGCAGCCGCCATTCGTTCGGGGTTGAATGGGGGTGGTGGCGACGGCGCTGGAAACCTGCTTGGCACATTGGGGAGTTTGCTGGGTACGGCATTGGGCGCGCCGGGCCGCGCGACAGGTGGACCAGTGTCGCCGGGCCGGGCCTATCGTGTTGGTGAACGCGGGCCTGAACTGTTTGTGCCGACGAGCAGCGGGCGCGTTGAGGCGTCGACAGCGTCGGGTGCGACCACGCATGTGCGGATGACGATCAACGTGTCGGATGCGCGCGGCACGGCGCCCGCAGCGCTTGAGCGATCATCGCGCCATGTCGCGCGGGCCGTCCGCCAAGCTTTGGCGCGGGATTGAGCTATGGCCTATTGGTTATGCGACAAACGTCGGCAGCAAAAATCATCACCGGTGATGCGGTTCGATCCGCGCTTTTGGACGGTGAACTTCCCGCGCCCGATGATGGCCTCGGTCGTCACAACGGGCCCCGAATCCTTACGCGCCGAGGCGGTGTTTTATCGCGGCAATGATCTGGCAGGCCTGATCTGGGACAGCGTCGATGCATGGGATCATCCCTTGCTCCGCTATGAAACCAACCGCGATTACCGCCGACTAACGGTTAGTTTTCGCTGGCGGTCTGAAGGCATCATGCCGTTAAATGCCGTGAATGGCCCGACGCTGACCATATCCGGCCGTGACGCCAATGGCGCGGCGAAAAACTGGTATGTGCGGTTGTGGAACTATGCCGTTGGCACGCCGCAAGACGCCGAGATTATCCTTGATTTTAGCGATCTGTCTGGCGGGTTTTTATTGCCGCAAGAAAGCGACCCTGTGTTTGCAGGCGACATTGAACGCATGTTCATTTCACTCGTCCCGCCAAGCTATACGGGCCAACCGATCAGCTTGAGCGCCCCAGCACAAGGCTGGGTCGAACTGTCGGAAATCCGCTGTGATGGGGCGGGCGTTATGCTCGATACGGGGGATGTGATGCTCCCCGAGCATGAGCTGAAAATGGCGACGGGCTATGATGATGCCTATAACCAGACGCCCGCGCGACTAATCAGGCAAATTCACGCTTTGGGTTATCGCGGGACGATCAACCATTATGTCGGCATGAGCCATTATTTTCGGTTAGAGCCGCTGGGCAATGCGCATTATGTGAGCTTGAACGGTGGGGCGTTGAATGCACCTTGCATCGCCTGGCACCGCAGCTTTGCCGCGCAAGCAAAGGCGCTTGGGTATGATCTGATATTCTCGTTAAGCTATGAATTGTTTGACGCGCATAGCTGGAATGACTGGAAGCAGCGTGCGGCCAATGGTGATCCGGCGTTAACGGGTTGGGAGCCGCCCTCGACGCTTTTGTCGCCCGCGCATACAGGCGCGATGAACTATCTAAAAGCGGTGGCACGGGCCTTTGTCGCGATATTGAGAGACGCCGGATTGCCGGTGAAGTTTCAGATTGGCGAGCCATGGTGGTGGATCATGCCCGATGGGCGGATGTGCCTTTATGATGCGGCGGCGACAGCAGCCTTTGGCGCGCTATCGGTCAGCATCCCGAGCATAAAAGGCCCCAAGACGGCGGCGCAAAAGGCGATGCTGGATAAGGCCGGACAATTGCTCGCCGCGTCTACCGCATCGATCTGCGATGCTGCGCGAGCGGAAGCCGGGACCGCAGACGCGCAGACGTTGTTATTGGTGTATTTGCCCACAGTGCTCGACGCCGAAGCGCCTGAGGCTATGCGCGCGAATGTGCCCTTGGGCTGGGCCGCGCCCGCGTTCGATGTGTTGCAACTGGAAGATTATGACTGGGTCATCACGGGCAATCATGGCGCAACCCGGCGGGCGGTTCCGTTGATGGCGACGCGTTTGGGCTATCCGATTGCCGAGCAACATTATTTCACCGGCTTCGTCCTTCGGCCCGAAGACAAAGCGCAATGGGATGAGATTGCCTTTGCCGCTGCGCAAAGCCGGGCGCGTGGGACGGCAGAAACCTATGTCTGGGCGCTGCCACAGGTCGCGCGTGATGGTTTTACCTATTTTGAAATTGGCCAAGAGGAGGATGCGGTGCAGGAATTTGATGACGTGCTTTTCCCGCTGCAAATTGGACGCGAAGCTGAGATGACGGCCGCATTTTCAACCAATATTGTCACCACCTTGTCGGGCCATGAACGCCGCAACAGCAGTTGGAGCAATGCGCGGCTCAGCTATGATGTTGGTCCGGGCGTCCGGTCCGAAGCCGAGCTGGGGCAATTGCTGTCTTTTTTTCGTGCGCGGCGCGGGCCGGCAGTCGGATTTCGCTTCACGGATCCGTTCGATAATAGCTCAAACGGGATGACGGGAAATCCCAATAGGACGGACCAAAGCCTTGGGCAGGGCGATGGGGTGCGGACGGCGTTTCCATTGCTGAAAACCTATGGCGTCGAAGGCCAAGTCCGGCGGATTACCCGTCCGGTCGCGGCGTCAGTTCAGGTTGCAGTGAACGGCGTACTGGCGACGGGCTGGTCGCTCGCGGCAGGCGGGATCATTAGCTTTGCCAGTGCACCGCCAGCGGGCGCAGTTGTGACCGCAGGCTATCGTTTTGACGTTCCGGTGCGCTTTGCCTCTGACCAATTGGATATGGCGCGTGCGACCTTCGGGGCGGGCGATATGCCGCATATTCCCTTGGTCGAAATTCGGGAAGCCATGTGATGGACGCGTGGATGGAAGGGCCATTGACCAGCATTGCCTATGGCTGGCGGCTGGAGCGGGCCGATGGGGTCACTTTGGGGTTCACCTCGCATGATGCCGATGTCGCGCATGACGGCCTATTGTTGCGCGCAAGCCCCGGTATGCAGCCCACAACGATTTTGCAAAGCGTGGGACTGGACAAGGACGGGTTGGACGTATCGGGCGCGCTGACATCGGATGACATCCGCGCCGATGATCTTGCGGCGGGCCGCTGGGACGGTGCGTATCTGGAGATATTCCTTTTTGACTGGGCCGACCCAGCAAGCGGCAAGCGCACACTGGCCGCCGGAGAATTGGGCGCGGTGTCCTTCACCGATGATGCGTTCGAGGCCGAGCTTATCGGCGTGCAAGCGCGGTTGGAAAAAGCGGTGGTGCCGCAAACATCACCGTCCTGCCGGGCACAATTTTGCGATGCGGCCTGTGGCCTGAACAGTGCACGTTTCCGGCATTTGGCCACAATAGCTAGCAGCGATGATAACGAGATTTCGATCACTGCGCCTTTTGGTATTGCTGACGGGCATTTGGCCTATGGCGCATTGCGCTGGCTTTCCGGCCCCAATTGTGGATCGACGGCAAAAATAGCGGGCCATATAGGCAGGGTAATTCATCTATATAATGCCCCGTTTCACGTCGCAAAAGCCGGCGATCGCATTGCGTTGATGGAGGGGTGTGACAAGGTCATGGCCACCTGTGCTGGGCGGTTCGGCAATGGCGCAAACTTTCGCGGTGAACCCTATTTGCCCGGCAACGACCTTCTTACCCGTTACCCTGGTGGCAATTAGGATACAGCCGCCGCGCACCGCGCCCCAAACCCGCATATCCGACTGTGCGATGACATGTGTTGGTGCGCCGTTCCGACTGCATGGACGTTCGCCGGAAACGGGGCTGGATTGCGTGGGCGTGGTTGCGGCCTGTCTTTTTGCTGCGGGCTATCGTTTTGAAGCTCCAAGCGGTTATCACCTGCGCGGTGATTTTGAAGTGCGCGCGCAGGCCTTTTTTGCGGATTCACGATTTCAGAATGTAGGTGACGGATCGTGGCGCGCGGGCGACATTATGCTGCTTTGGCCCGGGGCGCGGCAAGTTCATTTTGCGGTGTTGACGCAAGGCGGCGCTGTCCATGCGCATATGGGTTTGGGCCGCGTCGTATTGACCCCGCTGCCGATGCCTTACGGCAAGATAGCCCAATGGCGCTTTCAAGGAGACTGACATGGCAACGCTTGTTTTAACCGCCGTGGGTTCCGCGATTGGTGGGCCACTTGGCGGCGCGATTGGCGGCGCAATCGGCCGGCAGATTGATGCGGAATTATTCGCGCCGCCTGCGCGGCAGGGCAGCCGCCTGAAAGAATTGGCGGTCCAGACATCAAGCTATGGCACCCAGATCCCCGCTATATTTGGCGTTATGCGGGTGGCGGGCACCGTAATCTGGTCCACAGATTTGATCGAAGAGCGCACGAAAAGCAGTGGCGGCAAGGGCCGACCTTCAACGGTGAATTACAGCTACCGCGTCAGCCTTGCCGTCGCCCTATCGAGCCGGCCAATCGCGCGGGTTGGTCGCATATGGGCGGATGGTAACCTGATCCGTGGCGCACAGGGCGACATTAAAATTGATGCCCAGATGCGTGTGCATGACGGTCACGACAATCAACAACCCGATCCGTTATTGGCCTCGGCAGAAGCGCAGGGGCAATGCCCTGCGCATCGTGGCATTGCCTATGTTGTTTTCGAAGATTTTGCGCTCGCCGAATTTGGTAACCGCATACCGTCGCTCACCTTTGAGATTTTCGAACGTGACGGACCACTGGCTTTATCCGATATGATAACAACGGTTTCGAAGGGCGAAATTGTCGGCAAAAGCACTATCGAAATTGGCGGTTTTGCCGTTGCCGGCGCGAGTGTGCGCGAAGCCCTGGCGCCGCTTTTGGAGATATGTCCTTTGGAGCTTGTCGTTTGCGACAGCACGCTTGTTGTGCGCGACTTGGGCGAGCCGCAAGACTATCTCCATAACATCGACATTGCGGTTGAAGAAAATGGGCGGGTGTTGGCAAAACCCCAGAATGTGCTGCCCGCGGCGGCCAAGATTCCGGCCCAAGTCTCGCTGCGTTATTATGATGCGGAGCGCGATTATCAGGCAGGTATTCAGCAAAGCCATAATGACGCAGGTGGCCGTGGAGAGATGCGATTGGAATTGCCTGCGGTGCTTAGCGCTGCCGCCGCAAAGGCCATCGTCGATGCCAAAGACAGCGATGTTCGCTATGCGCGCCATTTCTGGTCCGGGGCTGCCGCAGCATCGGGCCGCTCTTTCCAGCCCGGCGATCATTTCCGGACATCTGATAACCGGAAATGGCAAATTTCAGAAGTTGAAGTCGGCTTTGGAACCACGCACATCAAGGCAAAGGCACTGCCTCGGGCTATAGTAAACGGCGCCTTGGTTGGCGCAGCGGGACGGCATGTGCCTTCCGCGGATCAACCGATTGGTCAGACGCGGATTGTCGCCATTGATATGCCTTTGGCCCCGGGGGGCGATCCGCATAAGCCAGCTTTGGCATTATTTGCAGCGGGCACAAAAGCGGGTTGGAGGCGGGCCGCGATTTCGCTTTCAGTCGATAATCAATGGACCGACATCGGGACGACTGCTTTGCCTGCGGTGATGGGCAACACGCAAAATGCAATGGAACCGCATTCCCCGTTTTTGCTGGATGAGGCCAGCGTCTTGGATATCGAATTGCTGCACGCTTCGATGAATCTGGCGACCCAGGATACATCGTCCTTGGCCGTCGATGCACCGATATTCTGGATTGATGGTGAATTTGTGCGCGTTGGGCGCATCGCCGCTTTAGGGGGCAAGCGTTACCGGCTTTCGCGGTTCAGCCGAGGTGTCGCCGCGTCAGAAATGCGTGCACCTGCGCACGCCGCTGGTGCGCAAATTGTGCGAATGGATGCAACCTCTGCGCACATAATATCTGAGAATTTATATCAGTTGGGGCAGAGGGTTGCGCTGGATGTGCAGGGCCTTGGTGATGTCGAACCTGTTACGACTTCCGTTGTTGCGGCGGGATTGGCGATTACGCCTCTACCGCCGGTTCATGGCCGCGCGCAAAATGACGGCAGTGGGAATTTTGATCTCTACTGGAAACGTCGTTCGCTACTTGATCTGGGATGGGTGGATGGCGTTGACCAAGCACAAGCAGAGGATCAGGAAAGTTACCGTGTTGGGCTTTACGCGGATGACGGCATCTTGCGCGAATGGACGGTAACCGAAAATCGCCTGCGCATTTCGGCAAGCGAAATGACCGCTTTAGGGGCACCGCAAAACAGTTTTGTCACCGTTAAGGTCCAGCAAATCGGACGTTTTGCACTGTCTGGTCCGCTGACCTTCGATCTGCGTTGA